ATTAAAAAGGTGCATCATGTTCACCTCTGAACTTCTCTAACAATCCATTGTTCATAACCTGCATCTCTGTCTGTTTTGGAATCTCCTCACCATCTGTCAATGGCTCTGCGTATTTTTTAATACCACCATTTAATATTTCAAAATACTTTCCTTGCTTGATATCATAACTCAATGACGTTGTACCTCTGATGCCTACAATGGCAGGCTTTGCTTTATCAATTTTAATATCAGAACTATGTGAATCAAAATCTCTGTGAACTATTATAACAGACTTTGCATTGTTTCCCCATTCAGAACCACCTTTCAATTGATGCATATCCGGCATTATCACCTTTCCATCCTTGTCCTTTTTCGCAGTCTTTGGATGAATGATCGTATGAAAATGTAATCCGCTTGATTCAGCTAATTCATTTCTGTTACTTAGTGTTGCCTCAAGCCATTTATCCTCTCTTGAATATCCATCAGTATCATGCTTCATATAGTTCCATGAATCAATGACTGCGCTGAATAACTCTAATTCATCCTTGTGCTTTACTGCATACTCCCAGAAATCTGTTGGAGTTACTTGTTTACTTCTGTTGTCTTGCTTTGGATTGAATATTTTAAAGTAATGCAACACCTCTGTTAAATGCCTATCAATGTCAGTTATCTCAATCCTGTTCTCAATCACTTGTTTATTGCCTTCTGAATCATAATAGAACTCTTGGAATTGCTTTCCACTAAACTTATGCAGCAGCTTTGCAACCACCTCTGCATTGCTCCCTGCATCTGGCATATAGATTAGATGTTTATGATCATAGAACTCTGAACAGTTTTTCAATAACTCAAATAATAATTCTGTTTTACCACTACCCGGATAACCTGTCCAATCTGTACAACCACCCTCTTTGATGTTGTAATACGGTGAAAGTTTATTGAATCCACAGTAGTACACATTGCCACCACCATTCTTGTAAAGATGCAATACCTCATCTCTAATGTCTGCTGCTTTGATTATCCCCATCTCCGAGCCTCCTCTTTGAGTTTCTTTATGTGTGCCTCTTGTTTCTCATAGGCATCCATCTCCTCCTCTTTCTTGTATTCGATTGCACTCTTGTATTCAAACCATTGCTCTGCTGAATTTCGCCAGATAGCACCTATGGCTTTGCCTTTAGTATTTATCCAATCAAGACTGTTGTAGTAATTAAAAAATTTATCTGCAAACTTTTCAACATAACCACGTTGATTAAAGTACTCTCTGCACATTTCAATTGTTGGAGCAGTAGTACTACTACTACTAACAGTATCATTAACAGTTACAGTATCAGTTACAGTAACAGTTACAGCTTGATTTGCTTGACCTTGCTTAAGCGGTGCTTGATTTTGCTTAAGCATTGCTTGATTTTGCTTGAATTTGCTTTGTGTTGCTTTACCACCTTTGCGACCTGCATCCACTCGTTTCTGTTTCTGATGTTCCCAATCTTTCAAATCTCTTTTGAGTTGTCGCTTGATTGGCTCAAACGCAACAGAGAGCAACACATCATCCGTTTCTGGATTGTTGTCATTGGTGTAATTAAGAATTAATTTGAAGAGTTTACCTGCAACATCATCCGGGAGTTTCTCAACCGTATGAATTAAATCACAGTATAATACAAAAGACTTTTTATTTTCTGCCATTATTGTGTATTTAAATATTGTGTATTAAAAAAAAGAATGTGGAAAGGAACACAATACAACCCTATTACTGCGATGCCTCGCAAACCACATTACAAAGATAATTAATTGATTGGTTTTATGTATGCTTTTGTGTAAGTCATTTGCTCAACATTCCAATCATTTATTTGATCATAACTATAAACAAAATACTTTGCAACACCATCATCATACAGAATTACAAACCAATAAAAATCTAATTTACCAAATCCTTTTAAATGAGCATTCTCATTCACCATCAAGGTGCTTTTATTGTTGCTTGTTTTGACATCAACACGATGCTTACCAATAATAATATCTGCACCCTTCACAGGTTTTTCAGAAACTAATGGCATTGGTTGGTAATCTATATTTTCAATTTCCAAATAATATCTGGCAACCAACTCACCAAGTATGCCCTTTGTTTCAATGTCTAATTCACGTTGCTGATCCCCTCTTTGATATTCGTTTTTAGAGTTTCTGATTTCTGTATTCTTTAACCATCTGCAATATGCAATGTCTTTTGAAACATCAATCAACATTTTAGGATAGTGAATAGAACCGCTTTTCATCATGTCGTTGTCTTGAAATATCAATGAACAAATCCCTCATCAGAAAGGTAATGTATCTGATTCGCTGATGTGCGTTTTTGTAGCATCTTCTAATTCAACAGGTCCATCTTGTTTCAACCCGGTGAACTGCTCAACATTTGCTTTAAACACTTTCCACGCAGTTAGATTCACATAGTATTTATCTTTGTATTCAGAACCTCTAATGTTGAAATCAACCTCAACTGCATCACCTACTTTATTGTATTGTAAGAACTGCTCTGCTTTCTCTTTTACAATATCAAATTTAACATCTTGTGGATACTTCTCATTGGTTGTCAATATGAACTCCACTTTTTGGAATCCAGAATCAAATTTAATTAACTCGCCTATCTGCTTGATAGTACCTGTACATTTTAACTCACTCATTTTATTTGTTTTTATTTATTTGTATGTATAACATGAAAGTAATTCTGGAATTGTTGTGATATCCCATATTGCTTTTTCTTGGTTTAAATTATCATAATGTATTCTTGCTTTTGACAATCTTGTAAAGTTGTAAACTTCATTACCTGCTTTTACTTGAAACTTGCCAATCTCATTAGAATATTCATAACCTTGACCGCCATAAAATTTTAGTTTCTTATTCATCGGTATTCATTTATTAGGTTATCAATATATTGTCTGCACTCTCTTACCCTCTGATTAATTTGCTCAATCACTTCATCATCTCGCTTTATATCAAACACTTTTATTCTGTATTTGTTAGCAACATTATCGTAATTATAATGCTTTGCAAACTCATCGTAATCAACTGCATCAGAAAACTTGTACTCCTTTTCAACTAATGATTCTGGAGTATTCATCAAAGTATAAATCAATTTGTAATGCTTTGCGCCTGTGAGATTCATATACCCCTGCGCTTGATAGTAGTAATCCTTATTCGGCACATTGTCATTGTCATAAAATAATGGAAAGGTTGAGAAATCCCAACTATTCTTGCAGTCTATAACCAAATCACTATCAGCAAATTTTAAATCATCTCCTTTGATAATTAAATCCGGTGTGCCTGTCATGTACTCATCTGTGAAAAACATTTCATTTTTAACTAATCCTTTCATCCCCAAATACTGTGATATGAACTTGATTGATTCATCCTCACACATATTGCCCTTATCCAAATACTTGGATTGAATTTGTTTTTGTCTGTCGTATATTTTCTCCTTAATCCAAAGATCTAAATAGGATTGTGTTGTCTTGCTCAACTCACCTTTCTTTCTGGCATTAGTCATTATCTGCCCAATGGCAGAACATCTGATTTTAAATGGAATCATTTTGAACCCCCTCTCTTAAATTCATCTGCTTCATCCTCACCGAATACTTGCAAGGAGTAAAATCCTGTAAGTTTCAATACTGCTCTGCTCATAGCACGTTTCTCTGCCATAGCAACCGGGTAACTGTTCGATGTGTTTGATGGTGATGCCTCGCCAAATGTTTCAATGCTTACATCATCCATCTTTGCAAATGCTTGAATGATAATGTGCTTTGTATCTTGTGAATTGAATTGCAGTTTGTAACTGATTTCAATACCTGCTGATGCTTGAATCTTATCAATTCCAGACCTTGTGATTATTGTATAAAATTTGTGTTTAAAATAATCATCTGATGTTAGGTTGTACTTTTTATACAACGCATTTAGCTGCTCTGTTTTTGTCATGTTGTTTTGTTTTAGATTAAATTTAATTCGTCTGTGAAATAGTCTAACGTAGATTGATAGACTGATTCATCAATCAGCTTTAACTGATAACCACTATCACTCCTAAAATAAGAGGAGATGTGAAATGTGTTAATGATTGATACTTCTTTCCGGGATAGATTGATTTCAACTCCCTTTCTTGTTGATTTTAATTTTACAATGCAAGTGATTGTATCTTCAAAGACTGCTTCGAAATATGCAGGATACTTTAGTTCTGTAATACTCATCGGTTGTTTTGTTTTTAGTTATTCAAATATAAAAATAAATTGTTAATAAATAGATAGTTCTGCAATCAAATCTGCATCTCTTTTGTTTTCTCTTTTGCGTTTCTCAATCCTTTGTTGAGCCATTACAATCTTGAGATTGATATCATCCAACTCCATTCTCCTCACAATAGCAATGTAATCCTCTCTCACTTTTTTGTTGTTGATGCTGAATTGATTTTCAATAACCTTTGCTGAATGCACCACAGATGAATGATCACGATTAATTAACTCTCCTGTTGGTTTGCATTTGTGGTAATGCCTGACCTTTGCCAGATAGCAATACATCTGTCTGACCTCAATCAATTCACTCAATCTGCTTTTGCTCTTCACATCTTCAATGTCTTGTCCATAATATGAACAACATTCTCTCAAAATAATATTTAAATCTAACTTCATTTTACTGTTATTTGTTTTAGTTTATTAATGTAATTCTTATCTGTTGCGTATCCTCTGTCAGTTAAAAACTGATAGTAGTCACCGCCTTTGTAATGTCGTTTCTGCCAACGCTGATAGTAAGCAATGGAATCTTGCCACGAATCAAAAATCAAGTACTCACCTTTGTACCGGAAACCAAATAAATTGTGCCG